CAACTCCACTACCTTTTAAACTTTTAGTCGAATCGTTTAAGTCCTCAACTTTATCTTTTAACTCTGCTAATTTTTGACCAGCTTTTTTTGCTTGTTCAGATGTATCACCAAACTTAGCTGACATAAGAAGTTGTTCATCTCTTAAATCTTTTGTTGCTTTTTTTAAATCCTTAAAAGATGTTATTGTTCTTTCTACTCCATTGACCGTTATGTCAAAACCTATTTTCTCCTGTGCCATAATTATATTATAAAGATGTTAGTTGTGTTTGATTTAATTGTTATTATTGAATATTGCCCTGTTATTATTGTTTGCGGTAAAGCTGCCCCGTTTAATGTTTCCGATGCCACCCCGTATAACTTTACTGAGTTTTCAGTTGCATCAGTTCTAAAGAATGTAAACTCGTAATCAATAAATAAAGTCGGGTCAATAGTTATCTTTATATTTCCAGCTGTAGCATTTACCCAAAAGAATGAACAAGTTCCATCAATGGTATAATCCGCTGTTATAATTACTGACTTCTTTACTACTTGACTTGTATTAATTTTTGCTAAATAACTTCCACTTGAATTATCTATTGTAATGGCATCCGATAAGTTAATACCTCCACTTGTTATTGTGCTATTCGCTGTTAAATTAACGCCTGTAAAATTACTTACTGATGATTCAATAACTACATTGTTTGAGTTCGTTAGCGTAACGCTATTGGCCCCTGAAGCTACAAAGTTATTATCGCCCCCTACTATATTACTATTATACCCAAAGTTTATATTACTTCCACTTGCAGAACTTAAATTTTGCATTTGTAATATTGTTTTGCCATCACCGCCCCCATCACCTCCACTAAAATCAATATCGTTATCAGGAACGAATACAGCGTAATCAGTTAACTTTAATAATTCGACCATTGTTGATTGTGGCTTCATAAAGTTGTAATCCTTAATGGCATTTACTATATAATACCCATCGTCAAAAATTACATTTCTAAAATCAAAGTTCTTAATATCGTAAGCACTTAAATTATAATACCGCCTTTCAATCTTTGAATTTTTATCAGTTAATTGATTTATCATTCGAGAATAAAACCTATTATATAAATTGTTATTAGTATAAGTCGCTTGCGGATAAGTATAATAAACTTCGTGTGGTGTATCCCAATTTAATGTTAAAGTAGGGTTATAAGGATTATCGCAATCGCCAGCAAATGGATAAGTAGAATAAGTTGTTACTGTGTTACCATTTGACCTCCATAGATTCCAACTGCCATAACTCAAAGAAATTAAACCTCCATAATAAAGAGATCGTATATTTGATTGTATTGGACTAACTGCTCCCGATTCAACTTTATAAATACTTGGTATTACTAATCCATTTTTATAGTTACCTTTTAATGGAGTTCCCGAATAAATTACACTTACATCTTTTGTTTGATTAATAAAATCATTATCGACATATTCAATATGTTTACCAAAACTTTCTTTATAATCCTTTTGATATTTGTCATTCCAATAATCGGCATCCTCTTTATACTCTAATTCATATCGTAAAAAATCTAATTCGCCTATTGGTAATACTTCACGCTTCATTGAGTAATCACGCTTATCAGACCAGTCTATTGAGCCACTATAAAAATTCTCCCTATCTTCAATAAAATAATTATATTCATTTGTTTTATCTTGCACCATGTAAAGATTATGCAATTTAAACTCTGACATTAACCAGTCTATTTGTTTAATATTAATCGGTAACACTTTATTCAAATCAACTAAATCATCTTCATCAATATTTGTATTTACATAATTACCTGAGAAGAATGTTTTTGCACTTTTAACCTTTGCTGTTACTTGAGCTGAACTTGCTGCAATAGGATTATATAAAGGACCAACATCAAAAAAAGCAAATTCTAAATTCCAACCAATATCAACTTTAACATCTAAACCGCCATATAAAGCAAATGCTGGTAAAGATATTTTACGTTCTATATTTCCGATACTTAAAGGATAAAAAGCATTAGGATCAAAAGCAACAAATGGATTAAATACAAATTCTTCATAAGCAACAACAACGTTATTAACTTTTATAGTATAAAATATTTTTCTATTATTGCCTAAAAAAGATACATAAGTTGGCGAACCCGCACCAGTATATATTAAATCTAAATCTAAATTTATAACCGCTTCTATATTATAATTAACATATTTAAAAGCAGCATAAGTATTTGTAAATTTACCAGTTGCAGAACTATACTTACCAGCTGCATTATTGTAAGGCGAAGATGTAGCATTAAATAAAATAGTATTTGTTGTTGGTGTGAATTGATTCCAACCACCTGAACTTGGAACATAAGCTGCATTATTAGGTCCAACATTAAAATTACTTGATCTACCTACATAGAATTGATTGTCTATTAATTGTTGAGCTGTTTTTTCAAACTTATCGCCACTTGTTGGAATTATTTGCCTTTTGTAAAAAGCTGAATTAAAAAATGTAGATGTATAAGTATAACCAGCATCGGAGAATATTTTATCTAAAATTGTTTTCTTATATAATGCAGGTCTAAAGTATTTAATCTCAAAATCCCTTTCAGCTACTGGTAACGTATTACCCGAACTTGGCATTACTTGATTACCATAATCTATTAAAGGATAAACATAACCATTACCCAAAGCAAATGAAACAGAAGAGCCAGCTACTTGTATTGATGTGGCCCAGCTATTAGTTACGTTGTTAAAAGTTAAATTGTGATTATAAGTACTAAAATTTAAACAATTAGTAAACGATGTATCTTCGGGATTCGATAATAACTTATCTGCTATCTTTGTAAATACATTTCCGATAGTTCCTTTACAGCTACATTCGTAAACCACCTCACCAGTTGAATCATCAACGTTAATTTTAATTAATTGTAAATCTCCTTTAAACTGAAGTACCGAATTAACATAATAATATATGTCGCACTTTTTATTAGGATTGAAATAATTTAAACTTATGTTTGACTTCCAAATTAACTCAAAGAATTTATTAATATCCTTAGTTCCGGGGAATGTTATTGTCTTTGAAAAACTTGCATTCTTTTTATCGGGATTACGTATATCCGATATTAAAAAGTTAAAGCTAATTGGAATTTCATCAATATAACTTACATCGTATTCAACCGCTGGTACTTCTTGTGTATATAATAAAATCTTTATATCGTTCATTATCCTTTTTGTCTTTGGTTAGCGTGAGTAAATAATAAATCAAAAGTTAAGTTTCTTAGCTTATCGTTATTCTTAGAGACATAAGTTCCATTAGTTACCTTTACCGAAGCATAACCCTGAGCAGTTCCTAAATCTAATTTAACATCGGGAGAAGAAAACAAATCTTTATATTTTAATAACTCTGCCTTAGTTACCCAGTCGCTATTTAACTTTAATCCATTTTGAACGTTTACAATAGTTGGCTGTTCTACAGCTACCGAATAATCCAAAGTCATTACATTACTTACATTGGTCCAGGGTGAACGTTTAAAAGTAGTACTTGTTTTAGTAGAGTTTAATTCAGATACCTTGCTGCAATGTAAAGTTTCATAAGCTCCTGTAGTCGATAAATAATGAAGTGTATAAACATCAAATCTTGGACTGCATTTTATTGTATATCTTTTAATTTTGAATGGAGCTAATTCTGAAGATACCTCAGCCATTATATCGTAATATTCAACACCTACTAAGTAACTTGCATTAATCCCATCAATCCCTTTTTTACCGACATCAATACATACCATATTAGTTTGATAAGCTCCAGTTGAATTATATCCGTTTGTAATCGTATAAGTATTTAACACCGATCCAGCAGCATTATAAGTTCTTAAATATATTTTAGGTAAATCAGTTTGACCTTCAAGAACCATCCAATATAAAAAGTTACTTCTATTATTAAACGTGTAGTCATCTGCTAAATCAGATAACAAAACAGGATAATTAAGATTAGGATTTGTACTTAAATCCCAAGTATAATTTTTACTGTTGTATTGCGAAAATGTAAGCATTTCTAAACTACCATTCCAAACAATGTAATCAATATTACTACCCGAGTAAATAGTTCCTGGTAAAGTAGACCCATATATTTCACCGATGTTTACTCGTATCTTACGAATACTTGTATTTTGTTGGAACCCATAAACATTAACAGGAATGTAATTAGTCATTAATAACTCACTAAACTTTGAAGCATCGAATTGAAGCTTGCCACTAGGATTAGGTAAAAACTTCTCGGTTACACTATAACCACTTAATATATCAGTTACTACAATGTAATATTTAAAGTTAGCTGCTCCTGTTTGTGAACTCGAAGCTACAAACCATTGATTATTATAACAAGGTATATAACCGTAATATAATGCGTCTGTTGGTTTACTAAGTATTGTTATCGCCATATCTATTTGTCTTTATTATTATTTCTATATCTTTTTTCATAGCTGCTGCTATATCTTTTGTTAATTGCTCTTGCCTTCCATCGTTTACAACCTCATCAAAAAAGTGAATCCCCCAATATCCTTTATCTTTTAATTTTCTTCTTACTAAAAAGTCCATTGCTTTTACAGCTTCTGAAAACTTCATTACCTTTAACACTTTCTTTTTTCTATTAGTTTTATTTTCAGCTTGTCTTTTTAACCTATCTTTTAAATTGTTAGTTTGAAAACCTGGTATTAAGTTACGTGACTTTATCCATTTATCTATTCTTGCACCTTGACTAACTCCAGCTGGTTTACGACCTGTATCAACAGCTTCCCAATAATCATTCAAATAAATGTTTAATTTAATACCATCAGCCGAATCTACAACCCTATATTTAATTGAAGCACCCAAAGCACTTTCTCCAGGATTAGGTGATGCACCTTTATATTTACTTTGATAGAATGCTGCTTTAGCTTGTAGTTTATCCGATAAACTTTTACGTAAATCTTCGACTACCTTAGTACCGAAAGCTTCTAATATTTTTTCAACTTCATTCATTTATTGATTGTGCAAATTGTTCACTCTCCGCTTTATGTTTCATGTATTGTATTCGATTTAAAAACCTTGCAATCGACCACTCCATTAGTTCATCTTCTTTAAATGGATCGCCACCTGTTATCGAATCAATTATAAAGTACCAACCATATTCTTTTCTGAAGCTTTTAACTCCCTGTTCACTTCCTCCATGTGTATCGCTATCTCCTTCTGAACTTGATCCAAAGAGTTCAACAAATCCGCTTTCAATTTTTCGGACCTGCTGGAGTAAAAAAAAAGTGTGCCATAGACATCACCTACCTTTCCATAATTATAAATAACATCGCTTATTTCTTCAACGTTATCGGAGTTAAATTTATACTTACTGAATACCGGACACTTAACATATATCAAAGCTAATATTTTATGCAAGTTATTAATTACATCGGTTTCATATTGCTTTAATGCAGTATATTGATTTGTTTTAAAATCCTTTTCATCTTTACAAGCTTTGTATCTTTTCCCATCGTGCCAAAACGTATTCTTTAACCTTGTGTTCGGCTTTGAATTAATTAGTAGTAATACTTTACTCTTTACTTTTTCAAGTTCGTTAAAACTCATATTCTCGTATTCCGATACCGAAATGTCAGTAAAGTTAGAAGCGATTTGAATAATCTTGTCAATGTTTTCTAAACTTGAAGTTCTTATATTCTCGTATTCAATAAACTCCTTTATTGTTAGGTTATTTACATTTGTTGGAATCATACTTATATAATGTTTAAAATTTTACTTTTGTTTTCCAAACCATTGGTTAGGATTTAAATTAATTATTCAAATCAGTTGGTTACAAATTGTAGCCAACTACTCAAAGTCCATCCAGTCTGATAAGCTACTTAACTTATTCATTGCCAAATATCTAATAGCATCAATAGCATGGTTATTGTCATCAACTGGATTCTGCATTTTATTTCCATCACGATCTACATCCCAACAATAGTTCCTTAACTCCTTAATTAAATTGGTGCTATTCTCAGTTACCTTAAAGTGTATCTCTTGCAATAAAGATATTGAAGCACGTATACTATCCGGTCCTTTCTTAGCTGGACTAACCGAGAAACCTCTACGCCTTAAATCTTCTATTGACTTAGGTTCGGCACTATCAGCTATTATATCAGAATATTCCGATACTCCGAGTTTAATTAGTTTGTCAATAATATCTGAGTTAGTTAGTTTAGTTTGATATATCAATTCATCGAAGTAATATTGTTGTCCCGACTTATAACAAGCTACCAATGCTGTAGGATCGTTTGAATATCCCCAGTCTAAAGAATAAGCAATCAATTCAGCATCCTTAGGAATGGAAGGAGCAATAGACCAATTCTCAAAGACCGTTCCTTGTAATGTACCGATTTCGCCAAGACCATATACACGATACCAATTCTCCCAGTATTTACTTGTTTTAGCTTTCTCTTTTGCTTTCTCAATTTCCCTAACTATTGATTTGTCAAGTGCTTCATTATCTAAGTAGGTAAGTATTACCATTTCGGAATCAACATCATTAATCAATTCTTTATCCACCCAAAATTCAGAAACAGGATTGTAATCTAAATAAATAAACTTTCGAGTTCGAATGGCTAATTGATAGTATGCTTCCCAAGTTATGTTATTACACTCGTTTACAAATAATACATCACGCCTTGCACCCCTTAATTTGCTTTCACTATCTGCACTAAAAAATTCAATATAAGAACCATTTTGAAACGTATAAATTAAACTTGACTTGTTGAAACTTGCATCGTTATACAAACCGACTAAATCCATTATTTTTAAAAAGTCCCTTAAGGCACCACGTTTTAAATGTGGAATGGTTTCAGCAACTATACTTATTTCGCTATTAGGTTCGTTGTAAGCGTGAGTAATTAGGAATGGTATAATACTAAATGTCTTGGAAGCTGAAGTACCTCCACGAACAATTCTAACCCTTTTTTTGAGTTTAAATATCTTCCGCTGAGCTGTCGTCTTTATCAACATTCAAATCGATTCC